TTAGAAAATATTTTTATAAGTTATAATACAAATGGCACAGTAATGCCTAATAAAAAAACAATAGATTTATGGAGTAAGACTCGGTTAGTTAAAATATTTTTTAGTGTTGACGCAGTTGGTTCGGCTTTTGAATACGTGCGCTGGCCTGCAAATTGGGGACAAACTAGTAAAAATATTAGTAATATGAAACAATTACTTCCGGGTAATGTAATGCTCGGACTTAACTTGACTGTGGGCAGCTATAATTTGCTTGAGATAGATGATGTCTGGTCGTGGTTTAATCAAACTATATCTACTAACAAAGAAGGTGATAAGTCAGATTTTTGTTGGCAATTCGCCGATAACTTTGATGTAAAATTTCTACCACACCAGATAAAAATCGAGGCCATACGTCGTATTGAATCAATTGAGATGCTAGGCGGGATTGTTGCATATCTCAAAACAACATTAGATCATGAAGAAAATTATACGTGGTTGCACAAATTGATAAAACTTGATTCTGTCCGTGACACTAATTGGAAAACTAGTTTGAGAATAGCAAAATTTATTAAGAAAGATGATCTGTGGTAAAACACTACAACAAGCTTTGGGTATTTGGAGATAGCTATTCTTCCCCGGGGATTTGTGTTGACCCACAGGATAGTTTTTGGGGATTAACTGCACAACAAGCCGGCATTGGCACAATAAAAAATTGTTCTCGGCCAATCAATAGTTTCGATAGTGTGTGTCACTTGCTGATTAGCATGCAAGAACACATTGATTGGGGGAACGATTTAGTGCTAGTTGGAATTCCGCCATTGGAACGGATTACAATAGTTGATAACAATACTACTCCTTTGTATTATGGACATACTATTAGAACTGATAACTGGACAATTGACCAATTTGAAATCGACTATCATTATGGGTTAACTGGGGTACAAAATTATGGTTTTGATAAGCAATTAATTGTGCATAGCAACCGAGCCTGGTTAGAAACACAAACCCTACGAACTATATTTTTATTAACGACATGGCTTGATTCGCTGAACGCTAATTACATGATACTAAATTTAAGCAAGGATTTCACTACCAAAAAGTGGGCTCCTAGTAATTTTGTATTACCGTACTGTGTCAATCATCCTAGATGTATCTTGTTCAAGAATACATACTATAGCATAAACATCGGTGTTAACTGGCCGGCTGACAGCCCCAGTAGTAACAACTGGCACGGACATCACGGCCCTGCTGGCAACAAACACTATTTTGAGAATTCATTGTTACTTGCATTAAAGAGGAATAAGCTTTGCTAAAAGAATACGGGTCGGATGTTCAGAAGTTGTTTTTGGAGATGATGCTAGAAGATGCATCTAGCTATGTTCGCGTCCAGAATATCTACAATCCCGAAAACTTTGATAAGAGTCTACGCCCTGCTGCTGTGTTCATTAAGGAGCACAGCGACAAACACAAGACCATGCCGGATCGCCTGCAGATATCTGCCACAACAGGGATCAAGCTGCAAGCAGTGCCGGACTTGAATGAGGGGCACTTTGAATGGTTCATGGAAGAGTTTGAATCGTTTACCCGTCGGCAAGAACTTGAACGGGCAATTTTAAAAGCAGCAGACTTGTTAGAAAAGGGCGATTACGATCCCGTTGAGAAACTGATCAAGGACGCAGTGCAAATCAGCTTGACCAAAGACTTAGGCACAGATTACTTTGCAGATCCGGCTGCACGGATCAACAAGTACTTTAACAGCGGCGGACAGGTCAGCACAGGTTGGCCACAACTGGATAGATTGCTGTATGGTGGATTTAGCCGCGGAGAACTAAACATCTTTGCAGGTGGATCAGGTTCAGGCAAGAGCTTGGTCATGATGAACATTGCACTGAGCTGGGTGCAGGCCGGACTTAGTGGAGTGTATGTTACCCTGGAACTTAGTGAAGAGCTGACCAGTTTGCGTACAGATGCCATGCTGACCAGCATGAGTACCAAGGACATTCGCAAGGATATCGGTACAACTGAGCTTAGAGTCAAGATGATAGGCAAAAAATCTGGCAACTATCAGGTCAAGGGACTCCCGGCACAGAGCAACATCAATGACATTCGTAGTTTCTTGAAAGAGTATCAAATCCAAACTAACAAGCGTGTGGACTTTGTCATGATTGATTACTTAGACTTGCTGATGCCGGTCAGTGCCAAGGTTAGCCCCAACGACTTGTTTGTCAAGGACAAGTACGTGAGTGAAGAACTACGCAACTTGGCCAAGGAACTGGGTGTACTGATGGTAACTGCAAGTCAGTTGAACCGTAGTGCTGTAGAAGAGAATGAGTTTGATCACAGTCACATTTCGGGCGGTATTAGTAAGATCAATACAGCAGACAATGTGTTTGGCATCTTCACTAGTCGTAGTATGCGCGAGCGCGGCAAGTATCAGATCCAGTGTATGAAGTCGCGTAGTTCGACCGGGGTGGGACAAAAGATCGATCTCGAGTACAATATCGAAACTATGCGTATTACTGACGAAGGCGGAGACGGTGCCAGTGATCGGCCGACTAGTTCAATTATGGATGCGATCAAAACACGTAGTCAAGCACAAGCTGCCGACAAGCTTGAAATCAGTGATACCGTAAAGTTTGAACGTGCGCCACGGGCAGATGACGTACCAAAAATCTCAGCCGAAATTCAATCAACCAAGCTCAAGCAACTACTAGGACAGATTAAGAAATCTTAACCAGGTAATAGTCGATGTAGTTCAGGCAAATAATCAGACATTTTAATTTTTTTAGCTGTATCTTGTAATTTTGTTTGTTCTAGCATTCGACAAAAGTTTTGTTGATCCTGATCGGTGTGTTTTTGTCCAACAAATGCATTATAATCTTCGGTAACTAATTGAGATTTTAGTAAAGTTTTAATCGACTCGGGCAACGCACTAGGCTGCAACCAACTTGGATCATACACCGGACTGACAGAATAGTTTATTTTATTTTTGTTAAACCATTTAATAGTGGTAGTATGATACAATATGTTTAGACTACTTAGGGTATAATTAGAACTGATATTACTAGAGATCTCTCTAAAAAACTCTAAATTCTTAATAAGATCATCCCATTTGAGCGGGTACCTCAGATATTCAAAAACAGATTCTGTACCATCAATACTGATAGAAAAATTGATATTTTTAAACTTTGATAAAATCTGTTTTTGTTTGTTGGTTAATTTTACACTACCATTGGTAACCATACTTACAAACAGTTCGGTATTACCTAGCTCACTGAGGTACTCGAGGAATTCAAAGTTTTTCTTTTCGTACAGCGGTTCTCCTCCGACAAGATTTAATATTTTGAGTTCCTTGAGATCAATCTTTTCTTTTACTGTTTCTAAATTGACAAATTGATGTTTTTTTAACGGAATCATTGGATACATCTGATGAGCTAACTGCGTCCAACTACTACTGGCAACGGGACTGCAACTCACACAAGTAGCATTGCAGATATTACTAGTGTACAATTTAAGTATTAATACTTGATCTAACTTGCCATTGATTGCATCTTGTTTTATTAATTCTAAATCACGATCCCAGTAAAAATCTAGAGAAGAATTTATTACTTGTCTATTGCTTTTTAAATTGTTTGCTTCTAGGGTCCAACATTTTTGGCATGCGGTTGGTTGTTTGCCCTCTAGCATTTCTGATTTAATTAGTTCAATATTGTGTCCAGCTGGCAACAAACAACAATGAGTTTCACTGTGATTCGGATTAAATTCTCTTCCAACCCAAGGCAATACACAAAAAGTATCCATCTTCTATTTAAGACCACTGTAAGCTTTAATATTATAAATAATAAAAAGGTTCTAACGCCCACATGCAAAAAAAGACACGCAGCATATTAGAAGAATTAGACACGCTGTACCAAGAAAAGCATTCTGATCAAGATCGCCGGTACATCATCGAAACTCGTGCAGCTAATGTGATTGCCAGTGCTATCCGGCTAGTGGAACAAATTGAGTCCAGCTACACCCCGGAACAGGCAGATAACCTTGTGCGCAAGCTGTTTAATGCAATACGCACCAAGGATCAAAGTAAATTTACACGAACAATGAGGAGAACCGATGCTAACTGAAGGCGGGAACGTATTCAAAGGTGCCGATGGTACGATTTTAACACAACGTATCAACCAGGCCGATGTCATGCCTACAGTGCAGTGGCTGGAACAGATCACAGGTGTTGATTTTACACAAGACAAAGCTGCAGACGGCAAGCCGGCCAAGTGGCTGGGCAGTACTGGGCGCAAGGCCACGTCAGGTGACCTAGACCTGCTGGTGCACGATGCTGACATTAGCAAAGAGCAGCTTGCTGCCAAGCTGCAAGCCTGGTGTGTGGCACAGCGTGTAGATCCTAAACAATACATCAAGAAGACTGGCATCTCGGTGCATTTTTTCACAGCCATCGATGGCGACCCCAGTCTGGGATTTGTACAAACAGACTTTATGTTTACTGCAAACCCATCATGGACAGTGTTCTTCTTGAGCAGTGATCCGGCGTCGGCATACAAGGGCATGAGTCGTAATATCTTGTTGAGTTCTGTGGCTAAGGCCATGGGATATAGAATTAACTCCAACATTGGTCTAGTAGATCGCACCACTAACCAATTGGTTCCCGGGGGAGACAATTCCGACACTGTTGCTAAAATCCTGCTGACTCCGCAAGCCACTACAGAAGACATGTACAGTGTAGAGCGTATTGTTGCTGCACTCAAGAACGACCCCAAGAAGGAT